TAGTTCACTGAACTATTTTATTTTTTAAGGTTGTAGAATGATTTCAATCCACGGTATTTTTATTTTAGATGTATTATATAGGAAGAAATAAGATAAAAACCCTATAAAATAAGCATAAATAAGAGATAAACTACATATAATTTTTACCATAAAAATATAAAAGTTTTAACCTTTTGCCCCTTTTTTGCCCCTTTTTAGAGCAAACAAAAAAACCGCCAGCGAATTGCCAGCGGTCGTGTGTAATTAAATTTTTGAGTCTTTCTATTTTATTTAGTAGTGATGAGACCGTCAGGCTCAACCACGAATTCAGGCTTGTCTGCCATTCTACCATCTGGAAGTAGCAAATACCAGCCGTCATTATACTTCACGAAACAATCTGATTTCATGTCGCCATTTACTGCATCGAGATAATACCACTTGTCGTAGTATTTAACCCAACCAGTCTGCATTGAACCGTCACGGTTGAAGTAATACCATTTTTCAGCAACCTTCTTCCATGATGTAGCCATGTACCCGTCTTTGTCAAACCAGTACCACTTGCCGTCTGTATGCTTGAGCCATTTATCAGAGTACATGTATCCTGAGCTATCAAAGTAGAACCATGATTTATTTTCCTCGATGTAATCGAATTCTTTCTTAGGATATGAACCATTAGCTCTAGCGTACCAGTAGCCATTATCATCCTTTTGCCAGCCTTTTTTAGGTTTTTCAGGTTGTGCATTTGGATTTGTCAAACGATAGGCATAAAAGTAAGGTTGACCTGCTGCATTCCAGATAGCATCGTGATTGTTAACTGTGATACCATTTCTTGCATAATTACAATGAATGATATTGTCTGAGTCTACAAACATACCAGTATGGCCACCAGCGCCCGCTGAATATCCACGTCTTCCGTAAATGAAGATATCCCCACGCTGTGCATTCCATTCTTGGTTTTCAGTGATAAGCTCATAACCGTTTTTAATAAGCCAGTCATGCTCATACTCTGTATTGACAGCCCAACCAGCTGAGCTTGCTCCAGCACTCCTCAAAGCATAATAGACTGAACTTGAACAGTCGTAAGAATCAGGACCGTCACGGTATTCCATACTATAAGACACTTGCCCTTGTCTAGCTTTCATCCATGCAATAGCATTTTCAATATTAATTCCCATTTATTTTATTTTCCTTTCTTATGGTAAGACATTAGGCCACGGTTCGCTAGTTAAGTAAGAGATAGAACTTACACGAATATCTCCGATGTCCCTATCGGTAGGGACTGGATCAGTAAACTGAAATCTCAGCATATTGCTATCTCCAGCACCTCCCAAGTACCATGTTCCGTATGGAGTGCCCTTGTCGTTGTAAATCCCACCAATTAAAGAAGATTCAGAACGAAAACCGACAGGAACACCACCTAGCCCTAGAATGTAGCAATTTCGTTCTTTGTCGCTCCCTTGTGCCTCGTATCCTATGCCACCTCTACGAATGACGCCGAACCAGCCCCAAGAAAGACCACCAAATTGGTAAGTAACTACATCATTTTTTCGTCTAACTTTTAGATATGAGTTTCCGAGTTTAGATTTAATATTTAAAGTTCTCCAACCTGTGTCACCTGTGAGAACCTCCCATCCTTGATTTCCGCTTCCTTGTCTCTTTATCCACTTGAGAGCTCCACTTGTTACAGCGGTATCAACGTATGTCGTACCGACTGGTGCAATAACTTTCCCGTTTGGCATACCAGTTCCGTGGATTTCGTATTCATGAACTTGACCACTTGAATTTGCACTTGCTGGTAAGATAATACTGCCACCACCATCGGATAGTGTTACAATGTTTCCGTTTATGCTGATTCTTTGAGGAATACCCACACCGTCACGACCGTTTTCGCCTTTAGGTCCTGTAAGTCCAATAGGTCCTTGAGGTCCGACTGGTCCAGGTAAGCCAGCAGGCCCTTGTTCCCCTCGTTCTCCACGAGGTCCAGGCTCTCCATCTCGCCCACGTTCACCTTGAATACCTTGCAATCCTTGAGGACCTTGTAAACCGTCTGCCCCTCTTGGTCCAGTTTCACCTGTTGCACCTTGTGGACCACGCTCGCCCTCTGCTCCCTTTGGTCCAGGATCACCAGTTTCTCCCTTGTCCCCTTTAGGTCCAAGAGTTAGTGAGATATTGCGTAACTCGTCCTTAGTAGCAAAATTGCTTGTATCAATATTAGGCTTGGTTTCTAAAGCTACTACACGCTCTACAAGTGGCTTGTCATTATAGATGGTGTCATTGTCAGGCTTGGTCTTTAAGGCTTCAATGTCGGCTGAAATATCGCTTATTTTAGCACGAATACCACTGTCGTCATAAGTGCCGCCTTGTGCTTTGATTTTTGCAAAGAGTTCATCCAGCTCCTGCTTGGTCACAATGTCATTGACGTTAACAATTCGCCCTGATTTTTGTTCGATGATTGGTGTTTTAACTGCTTTGTCAATCTCACTTACGTGAACATTGAATAAGAAACTATACACATCTGCTGACTGCTCTACTTTTTCAAAGTAGATGTAGCCAATAACGGATTCATCTGTCGTGATTAGAGATGTATCGAATTGAACCGTAAACGAATTATCTTCGATTACTGCATCTACTTCTTGGTATCGCTTGGTGCTCTTGAAATAGAATAAGCAGATAACCTTAGTAGCGGTCAATTTATCAAGTGTGAACTTGAATTCAGCAATGCCTTTATCCTTGCTATAAAATTCTTGATAAAGCCTATCTACATCTCGATTGTTAGCTGAAATGGTTAATTTTTTCTCAATAACCTTCTTCAAGTGCTACCTCCTTTCTTTTAATAAAGAAAGAGAACCCCAAAGGGTTCTCTGATTGATTAATCTTCGCTTGGTTCGTGATATTCAAGAGCTCGTTCACTATCGGTCAATCCAGCTGTCGTTGGATCAGTAACTACACCGAGCAATACCAAGATATAAACGAACGTGTTCACACCGTCTTGAATGTTTTTTGGAACTTCAAGGCCGAATTGTTGTGCCATAAGAAATACCGCTCCTAGTAGTGCAATAAGCGTTACTTTATTTTGTAAACGTAATTTCCAGTTAATTTTATTCATTTTCTTTCTCCTTTATCTCAATTTCTAATTTGTCTTTTTGGTCAACATTGACTAATAACTGTCCTAATCTTTTAGCATTATCCTTCTTGATTTGATTGATGTATGGTTTCAAAAACTCTGGGAATGCCCATCCAATACTCTCCCAGTTTTCTAAAACAGAACCGAGATAGTTGATAATGAAGAACATTGTCCAACCAATACCGAATGTTCTGATACCCAAAGCTCGTGAATACATCGCTACAAGCATAATGACCACGAACACAACGAAATGACGAATCAAACCCATTGTTCCAATCTTACTGTCAAAACGCTTTGTTTTAAAGGCTTTAACATAGCCAGTAACAATATCTAAAACCATCAACCAAAAGAAAATATGAATGTAAGGACTATGAGAGAGGTTTTTAAGATGAACAACTAACTCGCCCCACATAAAATCTTGCATAAACCACCTCTTATTGAACAGGTTTTGTTTCTAGCTCGCTAGATTGTTTCTCAGGTTTAGGAGCATCCCACTTCCACACTGCAAGGATTCCATTTTGTGATGGTGCGCCTTCAAGTTGTTTGAGTGCTTCCCCCTGGTAAATGAATTGTTGATTGGTTTGAATAAGGATGCGTTTCCCTTCGCCGTTAAGTTCGACGTGCTCTGGGTCTTCAATCGCAAACATAGAACCAGGGGCATAGCTCTCACCAGTTTTCGCAAGTGGAAAGAGTTCTACGAGTTCCTTATATGTCGTACCATAAGCAATTTTTTCACCCATGATTGAATCTTGAGCCATGACACGAACTACTTTGTTGATTCTGTTTGTGATTTCAAGCAGTTGATTCTGCTTGGTTTCGGTTTCAGTAAGTTTCTGTTCAGCTTGTTCAATTTTAGATTGAGCCTGGACAATTGCTGACCCAGGATCTAGTTCAGCTTTAAGAATATCAAGAACTGCTTGGATAAGTGTTTCTTCGTTTTCTTGAGTGCGGTCTCCGACCAATTCACGTTGATTTGTGCTGTATCGGTTGCCATCTTGCAAGCGAATTTCTACAACTGTTTTGGTTTGGTCACCAAAACCACGAGTATAAGGTTTAGTTGCGAGTGTGTAGTTATTAATTGCCATTTGTCATTTTTCCTTTCAATTCTTCAAATTTTGCTTTAAGTTCTTCATCTGATTCGATGATTTGTTCCATTTGTTCGAGCTCCATCGCTGTGACTGTGTATAAAGCTTCTAGCGTAGCTGATTGAGCAGCTTCGTTGCTGATTCGTTCGCTTAATGATTTAATCGTCAGACTACTAATCTGCTTGTCTTGTTCATTCATGTTGTTTTCTCCAACCTTTCTACTTTTTGATTTAGTTCTTGAATCGCCTTGATGAGATAAGGCACAAGTGCGAATGTGTTATAAGAATAAGCACCGTCAGGATTTTTATAGAATGCTTCAGGAGCGTACTTCTGTACATCTTGCGCCATGATACCGCAAGAAATGTCTTCAATCTTGCCATCATATTCCTTATGATAAGAGTATGTTTTGAGCTTTTCGATAACATCTAGTCCAGACACTTGACTGTTTTTGATGTTAGTTTTGAAACGACGGTCAGAGATTTCTTTATTAAGAGGTATCCAATCGGTTGGTTTTCCATTAAAATCATAAAAATAGAGATAACCTTTATCTTTATCGATTTTTTTAAAAACTGGAGAATATATCCAATAACCACCTTGTTTCGTTCCGTCATCTGATATATAATAAATATTTCCGCTGACTTTCAAGTTTCCGTGAACAATAGGTGTATTCCAAAAATGAGCTTGATTGTAGCAATACATCTCTCCGTTTCTTTTGACGTACCATGCTGTATCACCTACTTTGTTCCAGTTATTACCCCAGTTCACCCAAAGAGCTGTTTGACCCCAACTAGAATTACCATTGCTCATGCCAACTGCAAATTGATCTTGACCAGTTAGCCAGTACACAGATGAGTCCTTCTCATGCGTACCAATCTGGAAGCCACCAATCTTACCCTTGTAACCCTCAAGTAAGGTTGCTGAGACGACTACTGACCGTAGCTTATTGATAAAGGCAGTTTTAGCAGCAAGCGTATCCGTAAAAACATCGCTGGATACAAGCTTCTTCGCTAGTGCTGTGTCAAATATCAACTTGTCTGCTGAAATCGAATTCGAGCGAATAATATCCGCATTCAACGTACCTACTTTTGCATCACCAACGAATAAGCGCTTGAAATACCCGTCTATAGCTGTGATTTCATCTGCAAGTGTCTTACCTTTAAGTCGGATTTTTTCCGCTTCAATCAAAGCATTCTTTGGTGCTAGATTGATTTGAGAAGAAATCGCACCAGGACCTGTCAAGGTTTGGATAGCGTATGAATCAGAAAGTTGAGCCACTTTCGTTTGTGTGACAACATCCTGTGTAGATGTGTTATCGCTGAAACGTTTAGGAGGTTTGTCACCTCTAATAAGCGATACCTGACCGATTGCGACTTGCCCGTTCTTCATCAACCAAATTTGAAGAGGGAATTCTCTTGATTTAGTCAATGATTTCTGGACAGTCATCGTACCAGTGATAATCTGAGTACCAGTTTTAGTGAGCGTCACTCTATCGGATGCAATTACACCGCCACCTTCTTCTGCCCATAGCTCAATTCCTAGAGGGGCATCTGGTAAGACATCTACCCAAACTTCCATGCGATAGCTGAGTTTTTCTCCCTTTGTAAAAGTTGAGGTATTAAGTGGCAATGCGAAACCGTGATAGACTGCTTGGTCTTTACCAGTAGTGGTAATTCGTAGCAATCTGGTAGCAGCCTGAACCTCAATGACATTCGCTTCAGCTTGCTTCTTGGCCCACTTACTGAAATTCGTTGGATCATATACCAGATTAAAGTCATCCAAGAAATTAGATACACGGTTAACCAATCCGTCAGCAGTCTGAATGACTTGTGAAATAGACTCATTCTGTCTCTGGATAGTCTGTGTGTGGCTCTTAACTGTATCAACTACATCGTTAAAATCAGCGACACTCACGATTTCAGAAGTATTAACATCGTAGTCTGTCATGCGGTCAGAATGTTCAAGTTTCATACCGCAGATTTCAAGACTACCATTGCCTGTTTGACCAAATTGGACTAAGTTATAGACTGAATCAGCAGTAAAAGTGTACTGATATCTAACCCAATCACTATTCGTGATAGATTTTTCTAATAAAACAGTTGTCCCATTTCTTGTCCAAGTTCGTAACAAGATGCGAGCTTGTGGTTTAACTACTCTTGCCCAGCAAGATATTGTATATTTCTCACCGGCCACCAAGTTAATTCCTTGTGCGATATCTTTGTTTCCACCGTTTGTATTATTTACAATCCGAATACCCTTTTTAATAGCCGTATGTGGTGCATCTGTTAAATCAACAACTTCTGTCCGACCATTACCGCCAGAATTGTTAAGTAGCCAAGTCCCTTCAAATCCGTTTCCAGAAGGAATGAAAGACGAATTTTGCAAGAGGTTATCATTACGAATAACATCTCTCAGTTTGGTTTCAATCCGTGAGACTGTTCTTTGAAAACCATCAACAGAATTCCTGACTATGTTCTGCACTTGAGTAGCATTTTGAAAACCTCTGTCATTGGCCAATCTGTCAAAGTCGGTACGAGATAATTTCTCGGTAATCTGGCCAGCTTGAACTTCGATTCTGCTTTCAGCAATTCTCAACCTATCTGTCAGAGGGTCAACCTCTTGTTTAGTCACAAGCGTTTTGATTCTGTCAGTAATCTGATCGATTTTGGCAAAGTTTGAATTAGACAAGTCTTTAGAAGTGTTAGCAGACTTAAGAGCGTTTCTAGCTTCTTCCAAAGCTTCTTCAGCCGTCTGAGTAACAGTTGAACCGATAGCGCGAATCTCTTCGATTTTAGTCCGCTGGTCTTCAAGTTTCTCGTTCATGCTGCTATCAAAATTTGAAAAACGATTGTCGATTTCATCTGATAGAGCACGCTTGTTTTCCTCTGCTTTAGCCTTGATGGCATTCACTTCATCTGTGAATTGATTTGTTAATTCTTCTTTTTTTCGGTCAAAGGCAAGGTCAGCATTTTGAATTTCTTTAGCTAATTTCGCTTCAAAAATTCCATCTAAATGTTGAATTTTATTCTTAACAGCATCGCTTACTACATTACCGATTGCGCTTGCTAGACCAGATTTAAACTCACCAAAACCAATACTCTTCAATTTTTTAGCCATTGGAGAATAGTTGTATTTTGTGATTTTCTTTCTCACGTCTAAATCGTAGTATTCGTGGTAGACACCCACAACATCAAACATCTGGACAGGCACATCACTCTGACCAACAACATCAATTTCAATGCTATCTTCGAGCATATCGCACAAGGTTGTTCTGAAATACTGCTCGCCATACTTTCTAAGGCTTGCTTCATCCTTAACATCCTGGTCGTTGACTTCTACAACATCTTCATAAATCTGACTGTATTTGTTAATCAGTGGACTATCGACAACTACCTTATAATGCTTATCAACTGGATTTTCGCCCTCACCACGAATGGTTGTGATGAAGGTAATGCGAGTCCTTAAAGACTTAGTGGATGTTTTATGCTCATAGCTGGATAGGTTCTTCTTATACATGAAAAGCGATTCATTTTCTGAACCGCCATTTTTCAATAATCGTACTTGATAGCCATGTCTGACTAAATCACCACCCCACAAACCAACAATGGAATGTTTGTCCTTGGTCAAGGCTTCCATAGCTGTTTTGCTATCGATGTTGAAGGTGTGTCTATCGTCAATATCTGAAAAGAATGAGAATGGATTCTCACGAGTGATACCCCCAGCGAATTGACTTAATGCAGTTGAACCAGTCTGTCTATCTAAAGACATCGGATTGACAACGTAGTGATTTAACATCGTCATGACTTGATTAGCATAGACTTGAATATATCCATGCTTTTTCTCAACCTCAAAAATTACAAAGTCTTGCTCACCGTGTAGATCATCAGCGGTCAAGAATTTTTCTTCTCTCAGTCTTTGCCACAAGATATCATTTGTAGGGAATTTAAAGGTTAATTGGTAGGTACTATTCGCTTCCTGTACGATATCATCATCGTAGGCAGCATTAAGAGGTATATTCCCTTCTGTTAAATAAATCATACTTTATACCTCCAATTTGGTTTAATAGTCACCTTACGGACATTACCTGTAAATGTCACACCACTATTTCCAGTAGGGATTTCAAAGAACCCACCACGCTTTCTGAGAGTGTTTTGAACTGCTCCAGTAGCGTTGTAGATGTTCTGTTTGCCATGCCTGCAATCAATCGTGACTTTATTATTTACAGTTAAATACATAGTCTTCTGGCCAATCGTAAGTGATACATCGCCACTGCCTTCAATCTCGATGATAGGCTCTGAATAGACTGTACCAATATTATCAATCGTTCCAGTACTTGTTAGTACGACTGGTGCGACATCCTTCGGATATCTGAATGGTTGCATATCTAACTTGATTACTAGTTCCCAGCCATACATACCTTTGGGTGTAATCTCTGTCTCTAGTAAGTCAGCATAGAAAACAGAATCAGACTGATTACTAAATTCCAACTGATTCCCTACTGTCTTGAATTTTTCAATCAAAGTTGCTAAATCAGAAAAGCGCTCAAAGAAAATACGAATGGTTCGTTCGTAACTCTCATAAACACCTTCTTCTTGATTATAGCTACCATTCATACCAAAAGGTTTTAACTGCTCAGAGAAACGAGGAGTGGCAGAACGAATAGTTCCAAAGTCTACAATCACACAATTTCTTAAACTAGATGTTGCAAAATCATTGACCTTTAAATAATTTGACATTAAATTCCCTCCCTTCTCATGATATGACCTTGATATTGATAAGAATTTTCTGCGATAACTTGACCATCTAGATATGTATTGAAATCTTTATCAAGCAATCTACCAAGTAAATTTTCTACACTTTCTTTTAAGCTGACCAATTCAGCCACAACTGCTTGACCATTGCCACTGTTACCGTAATCAACAGAATAAGCAGTACTCTGATAGCCGCGTTGACTGTTTCGAATGTTAACACTCTGAATCCGTCTACTTAAATGTGAGATTTTTGTATCTTCAAAACCAATTCCTTTTTCATAGTTTGGAATACCTAAACGATTCATTAAACTACGAGTTTTACCAGCTCGCATGACTTTTGAACCTGGAGGAAGTGGTAAGACTACGTTACGACCTTCTGGAATGAAGGAAGTTCCGTCTGGTAATGTTACCAACTCTTTATAGAGCGTACCACGTTGGTCGTTGACTGTTGCAAGACCTCCTGGGTGATTGTCCGTACCTTTTGCGTGTTTTTCTGTAAAGTGTCTAGTGATGATGTCAATAAACTTAAATGCTGGTAAAGATGCTAAACCACTCAAAACACTAGTGATAGTTCCACTTGTATTATTTTGAGCGTTAATACTGATTGGACTGCTCTGTCTTACTGAGTTTACTGAATATCCTGCAGCTGAAGCTTCACCCTGTGTTCTGTTAGCAGCATCAATACCGATTGGGCTATCTTGTCTTATTGCATTGATTCCTGCATAAGCAGATGTAGATTGTGGACCTGTTAAGTCTGTGGCATTGATATCAATCGGACTGGTTTGTTGAATGGAATTTACACCGTATAATACAGACTCAACCGTACTTGGTGTTTTATCAATCGCTTCAATAGGTAACTGTTTACCAGTCATCATATCGATGCGACCTTGAACCACTTTAACATCGCTACTAGCTAAGTCTTTAACAGTCAAAGCCTTTTCACTCGGCGTCATTAGATTCCATTGTGTTAGCGCTTGTTTTGCACCTTCTGCACTACTCAAGAAACTTTCATTCTTACCGAGAATTTCTTTAATTTCAGTTGGTAATGCATTCCATTGTGCTAGTGATTCTTTGCTATCTAAAATAGCCTTAACTGCTGGTTTACCATTGACAACCAGTTCTTTTTCTTCTGGAGATAATTTCTCCCACTGGCCATTTGCAACCAAGGCTTCACCAATTGTCAAACGTGCATTAGTCTCAAGGTTTGCTTCTTTAAGAATGAACTGCATAGAATCCCAACCGCCTTCTGCTTCAAGAGCCTTTTGCACTTCTTCGACTGCATTTGTTTTTAACTGACCAGTCTTTTCATCCCAAACCATTGCGTTCCATTGAGTATTTGCAAGCTTCATCGATTCAGTTGCATCTTTGGCAGTTTGCGCCCACATGCTATTTCCTTCTTGTACTTTTGAGAAGGTATTTTGGAATTTGATAGCCATTTCATCGTAGGTTAATCCCATTTCTTCAGCGCGTGATTTAAGCTGATTCATGATACCTGTTAATGCTTCTGGACTAACTTTCAAGGTCTTCAAAAGTCTACCTTGTAAGTCATTCCATTTCTGGCTATATGCTTCCATTTTAGCAGTATGCTCTGCTTCCAACTGTTCCATTTTAGTTTTAATCTCAGCACGGGCCTTAACGGATTTTTCATCCTCGCCTTTGATTTGATCCATGAGCTTCTTATATCCGTCCAAACGCTCCTTGTAAGATGCTTGTTCGTCTTTCGCCCATTTTTCAGTTAATTCAGTAGCTTTTTTAAGTTGCTCTGTATTTAATTCATCAGCTTGACCGTTGAAAGCTTTAATCATGTTGATGCGTTCTTCACCAGAATATTCCATCAACTGTAATTGAGTGTTAATCAATTCATTCTGATTAGATAGTACAATCGCTTTTTCTTCCTCAGAAAGTTTACGATGGTTGTTCGCAGCATTCTGATATATTTGAATAACTTCATCAGACATCTGTTGAACATTATTCTTCATTTGGTCCGCATGACTGGTTATCTGTTGGATTGTTTCTTCGCTCAAACCTAACTTATGAGCCATGTCGATATCTTTAGCTAAGTTTTCATCAGCTAACTTCTGGATTTCAGTTGCAAGTTTTTGGACTGCAGTTGTAACTTTATCAATTCCATCTGCACTTGACCCAAAGACTGTCATAGCTTGGTTTGCTTCATCAACCTTATCTTTAAAGTTTTGAAGCTGACCAGCTTGTTCCTCGCTGACACTTGTTCCCCACTCTTGAGCACGTTGTCTTGCTTCATAGGCTTTTTTTGAGAAATAGACAGCTGCTGCAGTTGCACCAACTAAAGCGACAGTAGCTAAACCAACAGGACTTACTAAAAATCCTAATGCGCTACCTAGCAAACCAGCCCCTGTGCTTGCCCCTGCTACTGCAGTTTCCACTGCACCAGCTGAACCAGCTACGGCACTTAATCCACTTGTTACTCCTGATAAATTTGCAAGATATTTAGCTGAACCACTTAGGAAGCCAATACCTTTTGACAAACCACCAATGGCCTTTGCAAAACCACCAATGACTGAAATACCACCACCTAGCAACTTCAAAGCCGGGCCTAATGCTGCTGCAAATAATCCCCATTTCAAGATATTTTGTTGTTGCTCTGTCGATAATGAACTGAATTTTTTTGCTAAATCAGCAAGATTGTTTAGCCATGGTTTTACTGCATCAAGACCACTTCTAAGAGCCTTGATTAGAGGCCCACCAAACTCAATAGCCAAGTCAGTGATTTGATTTCTAAACATCTTTAATTGAGACTCAGTGGTCTCATAACGTTTATTCGCTTCATTGGTTAAGGCAGTGTTTTCTTTCCACGCTTGGTTCGAACGTTGTACTGCTGCACTCATTTTGTCTGATGATAGAGCAAGAGATTTGAGCATGTTACCTTGTCTAATCCCTGTCATGCCTAGTTTCATCAAGATAGCATCCACATTTGCGCCTTTTTCATGCGCTGTGTTTAGACCCTTAATAAATGATTGCAAAGCTTCAGCAGGTTTTTCTTTCCATGCTTGTTGGAATTCTTCTGATGTCATTTCTGCAACTTTAGCAATCAATGCTAGATCGTCTGCTGAATCCTTTGTAGTCAATGCAACTGCATTACCGATTGCTGTAAGTGTTTGAGTCATTGCAGTACCACCTGCTTCTGCTTCAATACCTACACTACTCATGGCAGTTGCGAGACCTAAGATTTCTGGTGCAGTTAGTCCAGCTAGTTTACCACCTGCTGCTAAACGGTTGGCCATCATTACAATGTCCTTTTCAGTAGTTGCAAAGTTGTTACCAAGATCTACAACGGCTGCACCAAATTTAGAGTATTCGTCCGACGTTAACCCCATGATATTGGCAATTTTTGCGATTGCTGTTGCAGCTTCTTCCGCACTCAAGTTGGTTGACTCTCCCATATCAATCATAGTACGAGAGAATGAGAGAATATCTTCTGTCTTAATACCTAACTGACCTGCAACTTCTGCTACGTTTGCAATTTCAACCGCACTAGCTGGCAATTCTTTAGCCATTTGACGAATACCATCCGATAACTTCTGATAAGATACCGTAGCGGTTTCGTCAACTGTTTTCTTAACACCTGCAAATGCTGATTCATAATCGATTGCAGCTTTCACTACAAGACCAGCACCTGCTACAATCGGAGCGGTCACACCTTTCGTTAATGCAGAACCAAAACCAGAAATCTCTTTACCAACTTTGCTGAATTTTTCACCAACCTCTTGAGCACCTTTACCAAATTTAGTGAAGGCACTATCATCAATATAAGCTTGTCGCATAGATTTAGCTAACTGTTGATAACGGTTTTGCAATTCAGCTACTTTAGCAGCAGTAGCTGTCATACTAGCACTTGCTTCAACTAACTTCTGCTTTTGTTCTGCAGTAGCAGTTGAAACATCACCTATACTAGCTTTCAACTGGTTATATCGTTCACTCTGTGAACTCAATACCTTTTGATATGAGCTAAGAGCTGAACCAGTTTGCGATAACAGTCCTTTTAAGTTGCTGACATTCTTACCAGCACCTTTAAAGTTGTTTTCCATCGCTTTTAGGGAATTATCGACACCTTTTAAATAGGTTTTCAACCTCCCGACATTCGACTGAAAAGGAGCGACATCTAAGGTTGCAGTGGCGACTAATTCACCAATATTACTTGCCATTCATTCTCCTTTCTATCCAAAAAGGAATGGGAAGGCCTTGTCAAGGGTTGTTTCTTCTTCCTCTTGGCTATCTTTTGTTTCTAAAGCCTGCACCATCAAATCAAAATCTGATAAGCGCATTCTTTTAATATCATGGATTGTATATCCTTGACTCATTAATGATTGAACCCAAACTAATAAATTATTTTGAGCTTCTTTAGGGCTTAACCCTTTTTCTTCTTTTTTCCCTTGGCGGTCTCTTTTTCTTCTTGTTTTCCACCGAGTGCTGCAAGATATAGATCATTCAATGTTTCAAGCGTTTCAACACTTGCACTCTTCAAATCTTCTGCATCGAATTGCTCACCGTACATTTTTACAAACATTTCAAGATATGCTTCATTCACTTCACGATGTTTAGCAGGGTTTAGCAAATCTTCCTTGTTTTCGTACAATGAAGTTTGTCGAACCTGGTGTTCCAAAGCCAACAGGTTGTCTTCTACGTTTACGTAGTCTTTTGAAAATTCTTTCAACACACCTGCTTTTTTAAATTTAATTTCAAACATTATTAACTCCTTTAAAAAATAAAGGCTTGGAATAACCAAGCCTATTCTTATGCATCTTGTCTTACTGCGCCTGATTCAGCGGTTACTGTTCGTTCAGAACTAGCACCGCTTAAGACTTTGGGAAAACGAGTTTACGGAATTCAGTTTCTTGGAATTGTGGGTTATCTTCACGACCAACTACGATTACAAGAGCGTCATCATCGTCTCCACGAGCTACAAAGCTACCAGATACAGTATCGTTCTTAGGTTCTGGTGAACCATCTTTGGTTTCCAAATCCATTCCTGGGAGTGAGAACTTACCTTTAAGAAGACCAACCCAGATACCTTTACCGTCATCACCAGTTGTACGGAACAAGCAAGCGACATCGTTTGGAGTCATCTTCTTATTGTATTTTTCAACACCGTTTTCAACAGTGATACCATAGAAGTCCTTACGAGCTTCACTACCCAAATCGAGCCATGATACTTCAAGAGTTGTTCCAGTGATACCAGAAGACAATACTACGTATGGTCCATCATCTGCTGTGATAGTGTTCAATTCATTTGTGATATCCAATTTCGCTGTTTTAATTCCAGGGATTTTTTTAGTGTCTCCTGGCACAAGGTTTTTATCATTCAAAACCCCATATTCAAAACCACGTAAACCAAATTTAACTTTAGACATTTATTTATTTTCCTTTCATTTCTTCGAGATCACTCCAATCAAAAAGACGATATTTTCGGACATTCATTAATAGTCCAATATCGTCATCCATGTATCGAGGTTTCTCATTTGCTGTGTAGCGTTCAAATCCACTACTTTCTAAGATTGTATCCATTCTTTTGGCGATTTGGTCAGCTTGCTTTGCATTCTTACACCAAAAGTTGATTGTGATACGTTGTTCCATTGAGATAATTTCATCATCTGCATACTTGTGAGGTGCTTCGTAAGTTAAATAAATTCTTGCAAACGGAGCAAGCTCTTTTTGTTTTAGGTTTGTAGGCTTTTCAGGAATATCATAAGTAAAGATACCTTGCTTATATCCTGGAAATTCTTTGCCCCTAAACTCATTAAACAGTTGATTTAACTTTTCATCTGCTACCAAAAGTTTGTATGCTTCAGTTTCAGCAATCATTTATTTTAGCACCTCCCTTATTTTTTGTTCATATATTCTTTTAGCGCGAGGAGTAACTGCATTGATAGTTTTTTCCTCGAAGTCTTGTGCTTTCTGATAGATTGTCCCGCTATTCGGGTATCTAGCACGCCAACCAGTAGTACGACCAAAACCAATATCCTTTGAAGGAGCACCGCCTCTACCCTTGAAATTACTGATTTTTATATCAGCCTTTAATCTAGTTGGTGTAGGTTCATCAGAAACTGGAGTATTTATTCCAAGTTCTTTCTCAAACTCTTCAGCGACCATTGTGACTGCTTCACGAGCTACTTTAGGTGCTTTAACCTCCAATTTTGTAAGGTTGTTTAGGCAAAGGTCTAATCCTTTCGTCACGACAACATCACTCCCTTAATTAAGTCAATTTCCTTGTTTGCATGATCACGTTCGATGGCTACGATTTGATATTCATTGCCATCAAAATCTACATAACAAGAATTGTCAAAAGGAAATTTTGGAAGATGACGAATTAAGAATGTTTTAGTGTCTTTATGTTCTACCAATCCACCAGCTTTTGTGACAGTCGCACTTTCTCTAAAATCCTTAATAGATGTTTTAGACACTTCTGCCCAGCAAGTATATAAGTCCTTTCTTTCGAAATCTAGCACTTCTCCATCTTCATTCTGTCCGCCTATTCTTTGAAAAAAAGTAATGCGAACATTCATATTACGTGTCCGCATTAACTTTCCCTCCGTGTTCTAAGCTGATGAATGATATTTAGCACTCCATTCGCCAATGGATAGCGCATGGTGTCTGCTGACATCCCTCGATGTTCGTACTCTTCTTTTACTTGCTTTTTAACAGCTAGTCGGAACTTTGCATAGTCCACTAAATCATCTGGGCTTAAATCATTATCGATTGCAAAACAAATCTGTTCTTTTGCAGACTCGATAAGCTCAAGCAATAAATCATCTTCGAAGTCGTAGTCGATTTTACAATACAACTTAACTTCTTTAAGAAAACCATTATTTTTAGCTTCCATAAATCTAACCTCCAATCAAGGCTAGTAGTTGCTCTTTGGTTTGAGTTGCTGAGTAAGAAATTCCCTTGCTATCTAGGTAAGACATAATGTCTTGTTTGGTGCTACTTGCGGTTGGTACTGCTAAAGTTACAGCTGACCGTGAGACACCCCCACTAATTGGGGGAGTATTAGGGCATAGTTACAAAGTAACCAGCTTTATCATCTGCTTTCTTAACATCAAAGCGTACAACCGCTTGCAAGTATTGACCATAGATTTCATTGTCAGTCCAGCGAAGACCTAATTCTTGACGGTCAGCAAAGAGTACAGCACGTTGTACATCACCGATAAAGGCTTTAGCTTCACCAGCTTCACCAAGAACTGTATCAGCAACTACAAATACTGGATGACCAAGGAAGGCTTTTCCTGATGCAGAAACGATAGAATCTTGAAGCAAGTAGCGACCGTTCTTATCTTTCATTGTGTCAAGTTTTTGATAGAAGCTTTGTGTAACTACAAATGACACATTGTAAGCTGGGTCAAGATCTACATTCAAGATAGCTTTGATAGCATCCAAGTCTGCTGCGTTTTTAGCTTCAAATGTTTTCAACACACCACCGATTGCATCGTTAGTAGTGTTTACTTTGATTTGGTTAGCTGCTTCGGCTACAATAGCAAGAAGGTCAACATCTGCATCGTCAATAGCTTCTTGTGAAAGTGGAATAGCACCACGGTAAGTTTTAACTTTCCAAGGAACATCTGTGAATTCTGGTTTAGCAAGTTTTGGATTTTTTTCCAATTCTTCTACGCTTGCCATCTTAGATGTAGCGTGTTTAAGAATAGGATATGAACCTTCACCTTTAGCTGCTTTATGAATAGTAGCGAATTGTTTAAGGTCAAGAACTGTTTTAACTTCACGCATTGGAGTAGTAACGATTTCTTTGCTAGTTACTTTTTCAGTTTCAGCCTTCTTCAATCCATCTTGTGTTGGATTCACTGCTTCATTCATAGGGATAAGAAGGTCTTTTCCTTCAAGTTTCAAGTTTGAATCAGCAACAGCACCTTTAGTACGTACCCATTCATTTACAGAATCACGGTAAGTTTTACCGTCTGCTTTTACTTCATGTTTTTCAATAGTCGCTTCCATTCCAGCTCCTTCTTTTGCGATTTCATAAGTCTTTAAGTTGTTTTCTACTTCTTCTTTTTGTGATTTCAAGTTGTCGATTTCAGCACGAATTTCACGAGCTTTTTCGAGATCTTCAGTATTCAAAACAGATTTCAATTCTTCTGTTTTAGCAACGATTTCAGCACCGATATTTGCAATCTGTGCTTGAAGTTCTTTCATTTTTTCTTTAAACATATTTTGTTTATTCTCCTTTTCGGTATTAAAAAAAGAGCTTATAGCCCTTTAAGTAATTCTTCTTTTTCAATTTCTCGTAGCATGTTTTGGATTTCTGACTTACGCTTGCTACGGTTAGCGTAGAAGTCATCAATAACTGCTTGTGGTAACAATCCATTCTCTAGGCTCGCTACTGCACCAATATCTTCAAAGGTCATCACTTCATCCGCAAAGCCTTTTTCAACTGCTTCACTAGCTGACATGAAGGTTTCATTCTTCATCATATCCAAAATTTCTTCTTCACTCAATCCAGTTTTAGCAACATACGCATTCACGATAGCTTGGTCACTAGATTTAAGCGCATTAGAAGCTTTGTCTAAATCATCGCTATTACCAGATACATAACCATATAGCGCTTTGTGAATCATAATCTGCGCTGTTGGACTGATAAGCACTTTGTCAGCTCCCATGATTGCAACACTAGCAGCGCTTGCTGCCATTCCTGTTACTTCAACAGTCACATTCCCTGGATAGCTTTTTAAAGCTGTGTAGATTTCACTTCCAACCGTTACAAGACCACCGTTGGAATTGACTTCCAAAACGATATCGCTATTGTCTTCTGGAAAAGCATCCGTGATAGCTTTAGCACTGACTGCTTCCAAACCAAAATAGTCGTAAGCTTCCTGACTATTATTCGGAATCAGTGGACCTTTCATCTTGATTCTCTTTGGCATCCTTTGTCTCACCTCCTTTCATTGATTGATATTCTTCTTTCTTATCCAAGAAGACATAGTTCAAACTTGACTGGTAACGGTCCATATTTGGATCAGTAGAACGTTCCTTACCAAGTTCAATCAAGGCTTGGTTAGGTGTTAAGATTTGATTGTTTACAAGTTTTACAATCTCGTCTACATTTCTACCAGTCACGCTACGAGTGTCGAAGTCAACACGATACTTCCTACGCTCTTCATCACTAAACACTTTCAAAGCAAGTTCACTTGTGATTGCATCGAAGTAGAATGGAAGGTCGTTGGTTACATAGTCTTCAGTCAACTGTGCAACAGATTGGTTAGGGCTATTGACTCCCAGTTTGAAACTAGGAACTCGTAAGGCTTTAGCAATCTGTGCAGTTGAGAAGTTGTTAGATGTAATCAACTGCAAGACATTCGTATCAATTTCAAGTGGTGTATATTCCTGGGTATCATCAAATACCAAAGGACTGCCACCAGTTGAGCCTTCACGCATTTTTTCAAAGTCCATACGGGCTTTTTTACGTGCTTCACCGTTTAATTGAGCACCTTTAAGCTTGATAATTCCACTTGAGAAACCATCTCTAAAGAATTTGATTAAGGTATTCAACCCACCGTCTTGCAAGCTGATTTCATTTCCAAGAGAAAGTAATGGAGACCTACCAAGAATGGTATCGTGGCTAAAGAATTTCCAATGGATAACATCTTCTGCTTTACATACAATTTCCTTACCATTCAGACGGTCACGGAAAGTGTAAATCAATTCATGGTCATTGGTTACTTCGACAGTCGTTTCAGACGGTCTAAAGAATTGAAATTCTAATGGTTTACCACTAATTGGATCACGTAGAATACGAGAGAATGAATTACCAGTCAAAATTGTATTGACGGTCATTGCAAACTTCCATTGTCTAGCTGATGTATTACTTGTGGATTTGACATTCAGCAGATAATTCATATCTTCATCTTGCTCAATATTACCCATTAAATCCTTTTTCAATAATGGAAAACGAGCAACATCACCAGCTATGATAGACACTGCAGTCAAGACATCGCTATTTTTTAAAGCAGATATACCAGTATACTCAGGACTTGAATTACCAGAGATTACCGAAGAGACATAATCGTCATAAGATAGTTTTGACGAACCTAAAGATTGAAAAAAAGTCATTTATTTTCTCACCTCCTTTCTAATTCACCCCCTTGTTTTACTGATATACAAGGCTAATAAAATTAAAATCACTCCACTACATAAGAACCCTGCTACTTGATTTAATAAGAAAAAGCCATAGATTAATAATCCAAGGCCTATCAATAGCAAAATTGTGTGGATATGTTCCAGTATTTTCAAAATAGCGAACCTCCTTCCAGAATTTTTTCATTAGTCCAATAACCACTTCCATCGAATGGTTCTAAGTAACAAGCAGCATAAGCATCTAATAACGCATCCAGAGGGTCGATTTTATTACTGTTTTTGTTTTTATCAATCCTCATACCGTTATTATCAACTCTAGTGTATGCATTGTTTATTGCCATTGTTAGCAACTGATTGCCACTGTGCTTGATTTTACCTTGTCGGACATCATCACGAAACTGTTTCGTGGGCATGTTCAAAACCATGGTGGTTTGTGGTATCTGGACTAATGGCCATTCTGGATGGCGCTTTTCTATCATAGTCAATAGTGAACCGAATTGATAAGGGTCAAAGAAAATACCTTGCAATTCCCATTCGTTTTGGTAGACCATTTCTTCTATTTTTTCAAGCACGCGCTCATCATCGATAACACCACTTTCAAGCGTGGTTATCTCGCACTCACCAGCTCTCTCTAGGTTGGTATAAGAAACACCATCTCTTTTTTCTTTTGCAATCAAGCCATATTTTGTGGCCACAAAAGAAAAGCTATCTGCATACCAATAATCATCCATCATAACCATTGGAGAGATAGAGAATAAGTCGCTGGATCTACCAACATCGACACCTAACCAAACTCTACGCTTTTTGGTGTTTGGTTTATCAATCTTAGCTTTTGCCCAGCTCTCTTTATCCATGTAAGATTCTTCTGATGATTGTCTCCACATGTTGTAGTTTTTAACTAGGATTTCATTTATTGTTCCTGTCTCAAGTGCCACCTTCCTACGTTTTCGCAGGTAGTCTATCATCTTCTTACGTAGCGCTTTGACTTCAAGAATTGGATTTGATTTTATCCAGTTCTTTTCATCTGCGATTTCCTCTTCATTGTCTTGTTCAGCAATAAATGCAAAGTATTCATCATTCTCAACTTCTTCATCCAAAAGCTTTTCAATGTATGCATACTCAATCGTGTGCATTGGTACGTTTAAATCAAATCCAGCTGTTGAGATAATCAAAATCAAAGGGTTATCCAACTGACCTTGACCAGATTCAAGAAGCTCAATCATCTCATTGGTTTTGGATGCTGCAAATTCATCTAAGATACCAACATACGGTTCAAATCCATCGACTGCACCAGTTTCACGACTCAATGCACGTACGTAGCTTTCATCGTTCAAGTTACGAAGTTCATCTCTGACTATCTTTGTAGCCTTCCTGATATCCGCATTTTGATTTCTCAAAGCATCCAACTGCTTACGGATCATGTCGTAAGCAATACGTGCTTGTGAACGGTCATTCGCTGTACAGAATAACTGTCGACTCATTGCAGGGTTACGACCAAATAAAAACTCATAGTTGGCAATACCTGCAACCAAGATTGTCTTACCGTTCTTTCTGGCCAAGCTGATTAAAGCTTTTTTAAATCGTCTGATAGATGTATCAGACTTCTTTCTCCAACCATACAGATTACTCAAAATAAATTTCTGGAAATCTGCTAGTGGATATGGTTTCCCAGTTTTGACATCTGGGAGCATTTCGATAAAATCTATCGGATTTTTTGCTTTGTCAGGTAGATAAATATACGGAAAGTCTTCATCATCTATACGCTTTAAATCTCTTAAATGGCGCTTACAAGCTTTTATAACTTTCTTACTAGCTATGATTTCACCGTTTACGACTTTCGAAGCGTATTGATAAGCTATATCTTGATATTTCTTATCTACCATTACTTAAACCCTCCTTTCTATCAAAATACAGACCGTGTAGGAATCGAACCCACGACTATAAGGTTGGAGCTTGTCATGTTACCTCTACACCAACGGCCTTAAATAAAAAAGAGGGGAATTCCCTCTGATATAAAAATTACTTCATTTCACCAACCATATTTATTGTCAATCCAGTAAGCTCACCGGAATTCCAATCAATGCTATAACTCGTTACTCCATCTAACAACTTTCCATTTATTGCGATTCGTCCACCCTTTATTGAAAATTTATTTAATTCGTAATGTTTTTTCTTCTTCAAATAATGCGGTCTATACTTCATCAGCTATCCTCCTAACTACCAAATTTATCGAAAATACTCTCTTTCTTTTCTTCAACTTGTGGCACGAATAACTTCATGCGACTGTCAACTGTCAATCCTAATTGTGATGCTGCTTTTGTTAAGTTGGTTGTCGCACGTTCTAGACTATATAGCATCTTATTAGGCAAAACTTTACCACTATCTGTTTCAACTACATATCCCTCTTTCTGCAATCCACGAGATATTTCTTTATAGACTGCATACCAGGTACAGTACGTTTCTAATACTGCTCTATCGAGATTTCTGAGGGGTAGCTTTCTTAAATCTTCAATCACTCGCTTGTATTCAGCTTTAGCTATTGGATCAAAATGTTTTGGTGGTGTTAATTGCAACGCATCCAAACCATCAGAAGCCTTTTCTTGTATGGTTTTTCTTGCAATCTTTTCTTCTTTCGTCAAATGCTTCTTATTGCTTTCGACAATCTTCATTTTTCGCCCCATATTACCCTCCTTTCTGCATGTCTTGAGTTTTCAAAAAGGGAATTTTTCGCACAGAAGAGGGCGGCGTTCTTATATCCGAACAATACCTACCCCCGTTATAAACAATAGGGGGTATTTCCGTACATTTTGCGGTGGATTTCCGACCGTTTCGCCCTTTTAAGTTCTGTTTTCGTTCGCTTTTTGATATCTATTTTTATTATTTATTGCACAATCAATAAGAATACTTCTCTTTGATTGCTTTCTTATCATTACATTTCTTACAACTTGCTTGCAGATTGTTCCTATCTAGCCTCTTAGACCAGTCTTGCTTCACGCTGATGATATGGTCAGTCATGGTTGCTTCACCTCCGCACATTGCACAGATGTAATCAGCTTCAAGTAATACTTGTTTACTTGTTCGCTTCCAGATTGTTGAGTTGTAGAATTGTTTCACATCCTTATCATACTTCCATCGATTACGATTATAGTTTGTGTATTCCTCGTTACGACTATCGTAGTCTACGGACGTTCGCCTGCCATTAAGAATTGTAATCCTCTGCGGTTTCATTGCACTCCTTTTAAAATAGAGAATAGAAAAAGCCACACGTATGTGTGACTTCATTAAGACCTCTCATGAGAATAGCGGTATTTGCACCCACTGGCATCCATGCTGACGTCGACGAATCAGCTTATGCAAGGTCTAGAACCTTATCCCTCCTACGAGAGACCTGTTATTCCCAAAAGTAAATAGACGGTAACTGAGACAGAAAAAAACTAGAGGAGGTAAATCACCGTGAAACGTTATCTCGTACCGTCTATTCGATACTATCATAATATCACTTTAAAACTATCATTTACTATCATTATTATCAAACATTTTAGCAAGCTTGACTAAAGACTTATCCCTTGCCCGTTGAATGGTAGCTGGACTGCAATTTAACTTTCTTTCGACTTGATTCCAGGACAACCCATCGATATAGAGCAAGCGCATCACAATATTTTCGATTGGTTCTTCTAAGTCTTCGATAGCTTTAATCAATTCCTCTTGTTCTTTATATAAAAGTTCGATTTCATGATAAAGTTCTGCGATACGATCAATAGCCTTGATATTCATTTCCTCAGTCCGATTATCATTGCTCGGACTTTTTGGCATACCATCGAAACTTTGTCCTTTGACTATGCCTGCTCTTAGATTGATGATTTCATAATGTAAGGATTGAATTTTAATATTTTTAAATCTTAGCTTCTTGAGTTCTTTCTCAATAGTCTTTCCCAAGCTTCCACCTCCATTCCAAAGTATGAGCAGATATCTTCCAATGCAACCTTGGACGGAATCTTTCCTAACTCCCAGCTTACGATAGAATCTCTACAATACCCCAGTTCATGACTTAATTCTGTTTGTGTCATTCCCAACTCACTGCGCCTTTTCTTTAATTCTTCTGCGAATGGGTTTGTTTTCTTTTTCAAAAACAAATGCGGATCAAAGTCTAACTCTTCGCATATAGTTAAAATCTTACTATCTGTTGGTTGTACGATTCCTTTTTCCCAGTAATGAACTACTTCAGGTGATACTCCCAGATGTCTGGCTGCTTCAGTTTGGTTAAAATTATTAGATAATCTCCATGATTTGAATTGTTCAGCAAATGTCATTCTGGCAAATCCTCTTCTTTCACGAATGAACCATCAATCCAACGCCCCTTACGGTCTTTGATTTCTTGGTAAGCAAGTTCAAAACATTCATCAAAATCATAACCAAGATTTTTCAGATAACCAATGCAGCGTACTAGATTATGTCTGCACATCTCCTTACTTGCAAATCCTTGTGAGAGTTGAAATTCACTAATATTTGCATTGATAGAGACTAATGTTTCTGTAATTTCTTTCTTCCGTAAAGTACCAGAATCCTTAAAAATCTGATTCACATCTTCTTTAATCAGTAATGCCAGACCAACAATCACGACTGCACAATCTCCGATACTATCCTTGGTAAGTTGCTCGTTCTTCTTGAGATAACCAGCGCATAACTCTCCAAATTCTTCACTGAGCTTGAGTGATTGCTTGTCTAATCGTCCACCGTTTTCTAAGTCACGATCAATGAACCATTGCTTTACATTCTCTAGTGTATTCATAATTCAATATTATCTCCGATTTCTGTATTATTATATTTCTGCTCACTCACCACGAAAACATTCCCGTCAATCGTGATAGTGAAAATATTTCCGATTTTCTTCTTAGCTTCAACCTTGCCAGTGATGGTGTATTTGCTATCAGCATGATATACTAGCAAGGGTTTCTGTGCTTCACGCTGCATGAATAACAAGCAAGTAGCAATAAGCGACCATGCAAGCAAGAAGCGAATTAGTGTGTCTTTCATTTTTTGACCTTCCTTTTCGGGTTGCTGCGCTTAAAAATCGGATTCTTCTTTTCTTTTTTTCTCTGCTTGTGATAATCACTATCTTTATTGAAAATAATATCTTCATCTTCAATAAGTTCTCTAATAAATTGGTCGTCCGTAATCATCACCCCACCTCCTTGCTCTTAATTTCTCCAGTGAGTCTATTTTTTAAAATATGACTTGTAAAATAAATATCATTTGCATATGTATAATAATCAGCGGTTTCTTCACCCCACTGACTTCGTGTGTAAGGATATCTGTTTGGTCGTTTCATTTTCATCACCACAAAACACCACCATTCAATTTATTAAATTCTTCTTTGGTGAATCCCTGACTAATAGTTATTTCAAAGTTTTTAAAAGAAATATCGCCAGATTGTAATTCACTTGCATTAATATTCCCAGATTTTACAACATTAGTGTCTGGAATAAAAGTTTCGAAAACTCTCCCCATCGCTGTAAAAGTATTTCCTCCATCTGTGCTTAATTTAATGCCTATGGGGTAACTGTTATACATTCTACGAAACTTCATAATCAATCGTTTTCGTGTTTTATTTAGTGACATCACTCCACCTCCTCAACTTCAAACAATGTGCTGTTAAACACTTCACCAAAGCCCCCATCTTCTAATTGTTTGCGGGTGTGGCTTCCTCTTTGATGATCTATTTCATAGATAGAAGAAAAAAGCCACGTTTTGTTTATCTTTTCAAAAATTAGACAGCCATTAAAGCACACTCCTTTTGCTCTCACTCGATACCGCTTCTCTTTCTCGACCTCGCAGCCGTCAAGCCATGCACGAGCGAAAGTGTTTCTATTTTCAAGTTTCATAAACCATCCGCTCATTTCTCCTCTAAAGGCTGCATCACGAGCATACTCAAAAGCATCTTCTAATTCTGCGCTTTGTTCTCTTGCGCCCTCAATCACATCCGCCACAAACTGCGGTACTACTGGTTTTTCGGGTTCGTCTAGCTGTTTGATTAGTTTAATTGCAGTTTTGGTTGGAATACTTTTGACTTTATTACCAAACAAATTCAAATTATAAATCCCAATTTTTTCAACATCTTCAATCAATTCCCATTTATTCATCTTCCTGTCCCTCATAATATTTTTCTACCAATTCATTCAACCAACTCCAAGCGTCAGTTTCTTCACTGATTGGCTCAACATCCCTTTCTTGCAACCAAGCGGAGAAATTAACCACGTTATCAATATAGATTGTGAAATAATCACCCCAACTCCACCAAGTTAGGTCAATCTCTGTTTCTGTTCCGTTTTCGTCTTCAACCGTGATTGAACCATTTTCGACCAAAGCAGTACCGAAACATACTTCACAAGTACCAGTCTGTTCTTCTTGAAAATCCGAGTGATATTCGGTTACTTTATACTTCATCTTCCAACTCCTTCAACTGTTCTTTATATTCTTTTATCTTCTTCCTCCAAAAATCTCTTTCAGCAGCTCTCATGTGCACTGCTGACTTCTGACTTAGTTTCTTCAGTTCTTCGGCTTTAGCTTCTGCCACTTCGATTGAATGTTTTAAACCCTTGATTATATCTTGATTAATTGTGCTCATCCGAATACCTCATTCAATTCTTCGACTTCTTCATTATGAACGAACGGTTCATAAGCATACCGTCCGATACCTTTACTGTTTACACCGTCCTTTGTATCAGTCGCATATTTTAAAAATAATGCTTTCTTACACACATAGCAGAGAATGGAACTTTTGTCAGGATTTACCTGTCTGATATAGCATTCTCCACAAAACGGACATTGTACGTCAACTTTCATTTACTATCTCCAGTGCTTCTTCTAAACTACGAGCGACTCCTGCTTTAGCACCTCGCTCCTTAACTACTTCAATGAATTTTTTTTGTTCTGGTCGAACACGACCTTTTTCATTTTTAACTTCGATATAAAAAATCTGTCCATCTGATCTAAAACCATATAGGTCTGGATGTCCTTTTGGTAATCCAGTATCAAACCAACGACCATCCATCATTCTCACTTTTCCTACATTTGTACGAAAAACCATGTGACCAGCTTTAGACAATCCAACTCTAATTTCATTTTGTATTTCTTGCTCTGACTTCAAATTACCTCCAAAAGTTACCGTATTGCATTTTAGAACGGTAACCAACAAAAATCCAATCATATCAATGGTTTGCGCTATTTTTTTGCCTCTAGGTTACCGTTACCGTTACCTTTTCTCTTTATTTATATTTATATTATTTATTTTTTTATTATTTCAATAGAAAAGAAAGGTAACACGGTAACCAACATAAGCAAAACCCTTGATACATAAGGTTTAAACATGGTTACCGTAGTATAAAAACATACGGTAACCTAACGGTAAACGGTAACCAATTCATACCCCGATGTTAGCATTTGACTTTCATCATCCATCCAAGAAAAACCGAGATAATGTTTTGGAACATCAACCGATGGAATAAATTTCCCCAAAGGTTTAATTTTCTTCTTAACCCAATTTTCAGGTACGTTTTTTGCTAATTGAGTTTCAAATTTACGTTTTGTTAATTTTGTAACTCCTTCATCTCTGCACCATTCCTGATACAACCACCACAAAAACCTTGAAGGAAGGCGCGTGGATTGGAATTTATCAAACCATTCATTAACGAATGCCTTGACCGTATCATTTGACTCTTTGAAATCTTCAAGGGCTTCGAGTGATGCTTTGGGTTCAATAAATCTATCGAATGAAATTTCAAGAGCTTTCTTTAAGACATATTCCAAGACTTCTTCACGATAGATATAATCATCTTTGATTGCCCAATTATCTTCTTTACTTGAAAACGACTTTCTAAAAGGGATAATTCCAAACCGTCTGTACGTTCCATTGGTCTTGTTTTTAAACCGTGGTAGTTCATTTGTAGACTGGATAACCGTTTTTCTAAAAACAGTCGTATATGGTTGTTTGTTTTTTTCTTCAACTAAGACTGGTTCACCAGTCACGACTGAGTTAAAGTTTGACGACTCATCTACATAGATACCAGCTTGGACATCATCTCCAATGATCACTGTTTTACCTTCAATCATAGATAATGCAAAACGTTCTGAGAATTGATTTAATTTAAGACTTGCTACGTTCCTCATTCCAACAAGATTAGTAATGAGTTGTTGAACTGTACCCTTACCGTCATTCCCCTCACCGACAAACCAGATTGATTTTCGGTAAGAGTAATTTCCATTCAGACTAGCCGAGATAACTTGCCAGATGAGTTCTACAAGCTCTTCATCACCACTCATAAGGTCAAGTAACCAACTATCAATATCCCACCCGTCTATAACAGGAGATTTTGCAAAGTGGTCGTATTCTGTCCCAATGGTTGAGAATGCTACAAACTCATGTGTAAAACCTTGTAGTTTTTTCTCTTTTTTGTCATAAATGCCATTCTTAACTAAGATAAAGCGTTTAGGGTCTTTATATGCACCGATTGAGAAATCGCATGAAAAACCTTCGTGTTGATTTAATCTTGGAGTAGATGCAAGCATAAATAGAACGTTCTTTGACTTAGCTTCACTAAAGTTTGGTTCTAGTAACCGAATAATTTTATAAGCGAAACTAGGGTCTTTATGATAATATCCGTGGTCTGGATCATAAATCGCTACACGTTCATTTGGTAGGTTCACGATGTGTAAAATCTGCTCCATCCCTTGTGCTACTGCTAACTCAGTTAAACGAGTAGGTGCATTCTTGTTTTCTTCTCGTGTACCATACTGTGTTTCTTCCCACTTTACGTTTTCAAGCCAATTCTCTCGATAATTTCGACAAGCTAAACGAATTTCTCTCCAGTCGTTTGCTTTTTCAATAAACGCTGGATGTTGTATGACTTTACTTTTGTATTCTTGCTTCACTGCTTCAATGTTCACTGCCACCTCGTCTATCCATCTCCTTTCTAACCATACTTTCAAATGTTCTATCTACTTCATCCATTGGTAAGCTGTCTGAAGTATAGTGATTTGCTATTTTTGCAAGTAAATAGACTGCATCTACATCCACTCCTCTCATTAAGAGGCCACCAATAAAACTGGCAAGAGCATTGTTTCTACCACCTTTATCACCTAGACCGAAAACGACTTGCTCGAATAATTTTGCAGTCTTACTTGAAAATTCTCCTCGACTGTAATCTGTTGTGAAGTTTAGTGGTTCTTTTGCTTTTTTGGATGTTTGCAGGATTGCAACTATTTCTTGTGGTGCTTCAGCAATCACATCTGTTGTTTTATCCCAAACATATTTCCCTTTTGGACTATTGCTTGGTGCGACTAATACATAATTGTTTTTGTTTGCCTTGATATCAATACCAGGTTTCACACGAATATCTTGACTTAACTCAACCCCTTTTGGTTTTTTTAGAAAGATATGCTTTCCACCACTAGGGGTTGTAGCAGTCAAGGTAGTAGGAATGTACTGTGATAACTCCCACTCTTTTAAAGATTCATAACCATTCTCTGTGACTGATACATCAATATCAATCACAAAGAAATCGGTTGTTCTTACTGCAATATTTGCATCTGGTTGCTCGTGCCAAAATCTTCTAATTTCATCCTCAGTAAATGTCCTATCTTTAAATTTAGTGATTGCACGTTTACTTTTCTTATCGATTGGGATGACTGAGAAACCTAGTTTTTGATAATGAAGGGCATAATCTACCATCCCAACCATAGGCTTAGAATGGAAAATCTAAATCATCATCATTTTTAGTTTGCGTTGGTTCAGATGATACCGTTCCAGAGTATGCTGGTAATTCAGACTGTTCCATTTTCTTGATATTCAAGTTATCGTAGGTCTTACCGTTATATTCTGATTGTTCGTTTTTAACAGTAACTTTCAGTGTTTTACCAGTGATAAGCCCTAAGAATTGCTCGATTGTATTAATTTCAACACCTTCTGGGATTTTAATCGCTTTAGCGTAGCGTTGCAAAGCCCACTCTGGATATTGAAGGGTTTGTTTATTGATCCATACTTTATCAAAGATTAGGTTATTACGGAATTTCTGTTGGAAGTCGTCACGAATTTTCAAACGAATATCTAAGTAATCTGTTCCACTTTGACTTGCTGATTGCTCTGCTTGAACGACTACTACTTCATATGTTCCATCTTCGATAGATGAAAATTGTTCTGCTGCTTCATAATTTACTGAAAAAAGTGCCATGTTTATTATCTCCATAAATCTAATTCTTTTTGCTTGTGCCACATCCAACCTGGTTTGTAGCCATTGAGTATACGGAACGCTTTAAGTTCCGATAAGTTCTTACATCTTGTGTATTTTTTTCCATAGGTCATTACACGACGATACACTTTCGCTTCTTCTTTTCTGACCTCTATCTTTTCGCCTTGAATGGTAATAAATTCCATTCCTTGATTGATTTTTTCTAATTGAACATCTGATTTCTCACGTTCAATATCTTCAATTGTTTTCTTCTTAATCACCTCTGCGTTACAATAAGGACAACAACCATCTTCCAACTGATCTCTCCAAAACGTTGCGAAACATTCTTCACAAGTTACTGTTGACCTCTCAGATGCTTTCTTCGTCTTCTTTGTTCCATCAAGTGTCCAATCCCTATCATCGTTTGGTAGACCGTGCCTAATATGATTACCTACGTGATCAATTAAAATCGCACGTTTGCCTTCTCTTGGATTTAATGCCCTCATAGCAAATTGAAGATATAAGGAAAGTGATGCAGTTGGTCGTAGCATGATACAAACATCTACATTTGGTAGGTCAATACCTTCTGTAAATAGATTGACATTAACCATAATAGTTAACTTACCATCTCTAAATGCTTGCATAAGGCTCTCACGTTCGCTCTGTGGAGTTTTACCACTAACTACACCTGATTGATAGCCATGCTCAGAAAATCGCTTAGAAACCCTCTCAGCGTATTCTACGCTATGGGTATATACGATAGCTTGTTTTCCTTTTGCTAATCGTTCGTAGTGGTCGATATAATCACCGTATTCTGTTTTAAAATCAAGTGCTTCATCGACTGAGTGGTTTGTAAATTCTCCAGAGCGTTTTTTTAGTTTAGCCATATCCAGGAGGTTTACTGAATAGTAATCAAATTCAGATATATTTCCGTGTTCTTGTAACCAACGGATTGACTTTCCTACGACTAAATCATCTGCTAGATCATGAAATCCAGAGCCATCTAATCGGATTGGAGTTCCTGTAAAGAATAATTGAGTTGCATTTGTGAAGTGATTTAAAATTGTCTGATACTGTTTTGCTCTAATGTGGTGAGCTTCATCTACAAGGATTACATCTACCTCAGGCAGTTTATTCAATCTACGTACAATATTTCCAACCGTTCCGATAATAACCTTATCGAGATTAACTCCGCCACGATTAAATGTTTCGTGGACTTGTTCATTGATTTCTTTTCTATGACTAAAAAATAGAACCTTTTTATTTTTATCGGTTGCATTTTTAGCTATGAAAGACATCACGACTGTTTTCCCAGATCGTGGTGGTGACTGTACCATGATTTTACGATTACCTGCCTTCATGGATTTGATAATATCAATTATCAGTTCCTTCTGGTAATCCCTGAGCGAAAAGCTCATCTACCTTACACCCCTTCCTATCATCGAGACGGTTCTTAGCATAAACGCTTGCAGAAGGTTGTAGGATGAACCCACGAACTTCCTCACCGTCATCTGTTGTCTTCTTGACCAAACGAGCAACCACATCGGTCAAACCAAGAAAGTTATTCAGGATTTTATTCCGAATGTCTGGCATAGCCCTGTTGTAAATCATGCCATTCTCGTCTGACCATTGATCTGATGTTTCCCATGCAGTGAATACAATCCGTTTGTTTAACTGCAAAAGTGCTCGTAAACTATCTAAGATAGTGAAGTCAACCCTTTGGTAATCTGCTTGTGTTGGTACACGATGGTTTTTTCCATCTCGCCCTAGATTAGCAAGGCAAGCTCTGAATAATTCAGAAACATTATCAACCACGATTGTGTCGTATGGCTTACCTGCTCCATTCAGTAGTTCTTTAACCACTGATAACCATTCATCCCAAATCTTATGCGTATCAACATCTGCGATATCAATGTTAGGATTGCCCGCTAAGACTTTTGCTGACTTATCAATATTGATAACCAATGTCTTTCCTGGAATGAATGAGATTGCTGTTGTTTTCCCAAAGCCTGGATTCCCATAAATCAGGTAACAGGCATCATTGTTTGTAATTCCTGTTGCTTTAGTGATTTTCATCCTCGAATGCCTCCGTTAATGCCGAACTTGTGTCATAGCTTGCTCGAACTTGTCTTTTTTGTTCTTCTAACAATTCTTTCACAAGTTCTTTTGGTACTTTATCTTCATACCGTTTTAATACCTCTTCCACTACTTGATTGATATCTTCTTCAATCTGTCTAGTGAATGAACAAGTATTGATCATCAATGAACTGACTGTTTTATCTCCAAATTTATCTGAATAATCTGGAGCGCATACCAGTTTATATTTTGAGTTAACGTAAAATCTCATTTCGTCACCTCTTTCATTAGTTTATTTGCTTCTTTGATTAGCAATCGCATAACGTTGCTATCTGTTTCTTTCTCTGCCGCACGAGTCAGCATTTCCACCCACTCCCGTCTAGTGTCATTCTTCCAATCAACTAGTTCTGTGAGTGCTTTTGTGTGATTAAAGTAAGGTGAGTAGTCAAATGACTTATCTTCCAAGCGGATACATTTTCCTGCCTTGATGTCTTTGGCTAAATTTGCCCTTACATTGCTATTTGTTGTTCCGACAACCTCAGCTACTTCATCATATGAGGCATCGGGTTTATTCTTAAAATATTCCCTAATTCGTTCCGCTTGAGTCATTTAGTCATACTCCCTTCCTTTAAATTCATTTTTTAGATCCGTGCTCCCACATTTAGGACATTCAATGATTGGGTAACTATCGATGTATTCAAATGTGTTTCCACAATCCTTACATCCACACTTCCAGATATAGAGATTCATGCAATCACCCCTTCGGATATGGTAGGGCAAGCAATTCTTCACGTAGACCAACTGGTTTTTGTGTATCGTATGTGAATTGACGGTCGCAGTTGCGAATGTTCATGCGTGCGATATTGTTGAATTGATTTCTACCTTGCTGGTAGACTTCAATAATCATTCTGTCGTGTTCTTCTTGCGCTTTCTTTTTTGCTTTTGCTCTTTGTTCACCGTAAGCAATCAGCGAAAATACAATGAACAAACTAAACATAGTTGTTGCAATTCCAAGGAATTGGCTTGCTAAAGTTGGTTCTGTCATTTTCTATACCTCTAATCTTCTACTTTCCAAATTCTACAACGGGATTCCACTCCAAAAGAGGTTTTGTCTTTGTATACCCAGTCATTACCATAAGCGCCTGTAGCTTCGTATGAAGCTGACTTCAAATAATCAATAGCTTCTTCTTTCGTCTCGAAAATAGTAGCTGAATAATCTTGCTCTCCAGTTGGCAAAAAGTCACTTCCAATCATACTGAAATCCTCGTTCCCGGTTTCGGTATTCTTGACATAGATTGATATGATATACATTTCTACACCTCTAATAATTTTTCCAAGTCAGCTATGCGCTGATATAAGATTTGGTTTTCTTCTCGTGCTGCAATCAATTCTCGGTTTAAGTCTAATGCGACTAATCGCCAATCTTGATTGATTTCAATTTTGGTTGTATTAAAAAACCATTTCGTAAGTTTGTCTAATAACTTCATGTTAAAACTCCCAATTGTTTTTCTTTTTTAAGATTTTCTAACATCTCTGTTAGCGTTTCTTTTTTAGACCGATAACGGTTTCTGCTTTTCCATTTAACAAATAATCGAAAACCTTCATAATTGATAAACACTAGCTTATGTGTTGGATTGTCAATGAACTGTTTAAAATCTGGATGATCTCGCATTTCTTTCGCCCATGTTTTGAGAGTCGCAACTGTCAACCCCTCCCACATTTGACAAAGATGCTCATAATCGCCATGAGTTGCTTTTTCATTTATCCCCACTGGCTTATAAGTAATTTCTGCTTTAGGCATGGATTTTCCTTTCTTTTTGTGTTATAATTCAAGTAGTTATTTTAGTAAGCGCCTGACTTTCGTTAGGTGCTTTTTTTGTTTAGGAGTTTTACTTTCCATAGCCCTGAGCTCTATCTCATGGCTAACTTGTTTCAATAACTTCTCACACGCTATTTTAGCTTCTCTGTATGTTGCGTTTTCGCTGATAAAGTAATCAGCTAATTCAATGATTTTATCTTCCATTCAACCTCCTATATCAGTCTTGAGACCGATGTGATTCCTCCTTGATTTGATATAATAAATTTTGACTAGGACCTCTCACTGTTTTAGTCAAAAATTCAATAGAAAGGAGTTAATGTCATGAAAGAATTGATAAATCAATTGCTTTCTGATAAAAAAATTGTTTCAATCAGAATTAAAAATCATAATTATTGTTACGATGTAGTGAGCGCTAAAACATCAGATGATCTTTACGTTCTAATTGATGGTGATACCGTATATATCGCTCCAGATCAGATAGCAATTGTTGAATTAAGTAATAAGAATCCAGATCCTGAGCTAGGTTTTTAGTACTATTTTTAAGCGTCACTTGTAATTTTGTTGTCAGACTTTGAGAATCTATAAGAATACTCCTAGGTCTTAAAACTTTTTCAACTAACTCAGGGTCTGCCTTTACAAAGGGGGACTCTTTTCTTCCGCTATACGGATATCGGTTTGGTTTCATGTTTGCTCCTTTCTAATGTGGTATAATGATTAATAACAAATATTATCTGAGGTTAAAGATGTCCCGATACACAGATTACAAATACGCTTCTAACATATTGAAAGAAATCGAAAATAAACCAGAAAAATATCTCATTATTCATTATTCGTGCGAAAGCTTCTACAATCTAGAAGGTAAAAGTCCAAGAATTGCATCGATATCCGTTCGTCAATTTAATAACGCTCAAACGAATAACTTTTCAATTCATCAATACTCTGAAATGTTGAACACCCCTATTACAGATGAGAATTACAGAATTATCGAAAAAGAATTGCTAAATGATTTCTTTGCATTTGTCGATAAAAACTCCGATAAAACTTGGATTCACTGGAATATGAGAGATAGCGTCTTCGGTTTCAATGCTCTAGAACAACGATTCAAGGTTCTTGGTGGTTCACCGGTTGCTATTGATAACGACAAGAAAATAGATCTCGGTCATTTATTTAAATTGCTATACGGTGGTAATTACATTGAGAATCCACACATTGAAAAACTACTACATTTGAATAATTTCAATCCGAAACAATTTCTTACCGGCAAAGATGAAGCTGAAGCTTTCGACAATGGGGAATACGTTAAACTCAGCATGTCTACTTCAAGTAAAGTGAACCTGTTCTCCACATTTGTTACACATGCTATCAATAAAACATTGAAGACCAACGTGTCTGTATGGGCAATCAGGGGAGTATCAGTTAAGGGGCTTTATTCCACTTTTCAAGAAACAACCTATGGACAAATGATTCTATGGATTATAAACCTTGTCCTAGGTGGAATAATCGGTGCAGTAATTGCAAAATACATCCAATAACAGACTGTTCAGAAAGTAGTTCTAGCTTCTTCTTGGCTAGTTCTACTTCTTTTTTTGCGTATTTTATAGAAATTAGAGTTGGGGTATCGAACCAATCTTTTTCTAAATAATACTTTTTCTCATGCTCAGACATATAAGCAACCAATGATTGAAAATGCTTTACGCGTTCATGAAGATGTTCTATATTTTCTTTCATTCTGTCCTCCTTTCTTTTGTCGCACTTATGCGACTGTTTCGCTAAAAAAAATGGCCATAGCTTCATCTTTTGAAAGATTGAGAGCTGATACAATCAGGTTCACTTCTTTAATTGAGAAGTTGCCATTCTGTTTCATCTTACGGTAAAACGTGCTTTTATCAATACCTATGGTTGTTGCAAGTTCTTCTTGCGTGGTATTGCGTTCAACAATTTTACCTTTTAACTTAGATACATTTACCATATATTCTCCTTTCTTTTGTCGCACTTATGCGACTTGTTGAATTAAGTATAACACCTTAAAAAGTAAATGTCAACAAAAAAATCGCATTTTTGAAACTTTTTTTATTGCATTTTTGAAACTAAAAGTGTAAAATTAAAGTGTAATATATAGGAGGAAAAAATCATGAACGTTGGAGAAAAAATAAAATTAAGGAGAAAAGAATTAAAAATCTCTGCTGATGATTTGGCTGATTATGTAGGTGTATCACGATCTACTATTTTTCGTTATGAAAAAGGTGATATAGAAAAAGTAGGCCCTGAAGTTTTAAAAAAGATTGCTGATAAGCTACGCATTTCCCCCGCTGAACTTATGGGTTGGAGTGATGAAACTTCAGTAGAACCAAAAATATATACAGATTTAGATTTACGCAAAATGGCAGAAAACGCAAAAACTTTTGACGGTAAACCATTAAATGAAGATGATGTCGAAGCGATAAAAAATATTATTGAAATATATCTCAAAGGAAGACAATGAGCATTGAAGAAATCTGCAAAAAGCATGGTGTCAGAATAGAGTATTTTGACAAGGATTTGTGGAACAGAAACGGCATCTATGTAGATGAAATTAAAGTTGTATTCGTCAGCAAAGACCTTAGTCCAGACAAGCAAAAGCAAGTAATTCTTCACGAACTTGGTCACATAGGTCAAACTGAGAAGGAATACCAAAATGCGCTGATAAGGTGCGAAAATGAAGCTAATAGAAATATGATTCATCATCTATTAGTGGATGCTTTGGAAAATTTGGATGATCCAACAGATTTTAATTATTTGAAATTTATGGAATACTACAACTTAAAAACCACTACTGAAGAGGTCATGGTCAAGGAAGAATATAAAGCGTTATTAAATTAAGAAAGGAGAATTGAGATGGATTTAGAAAATATGAAATTAAAGTATACTTGTCCACATTGTAACAAAACATTCTTATTAACATATCACACCGATCGTTGTCTAAAATGTGGAACACGATATAATCCAGATGAAATAAAATCGATTTTCCATTCGTTGGAAAGTCATGTAGAAAATAGTGGTTTTACCCAATCTGGAGAAGCTTTACAAGGATGTGGGCAAGCACTACAAGGATGTGGTGGTGTCATTGGAGGAATTGGATGCCTGATTATGTCACTATTTGTATTAATACCACTTCTTCATTTTATTTTTTCGTTGCTGAAATAAAATAAAAAAATCCCCACACCGCCTGCAAGCAAAAGTGTGAGGATCTACTGAGTTATAGAAAGAATGGCATTAAAAAGCCCTCTTTTCTGTACCCATTTTATCAAAAAAGTGAGGTAAATGCAATGTGGATGGAAGAACTTCCGAATGGAAAGTATAAATTTTTTGAGAGATACAAAGACCCATACACTGAAAAATGGAAGAGGGTATCTGTTACCCTTGCCTCTGGATCAGCCAGAGCGAAAAAGAAAGCACAAAAGCAACTGGACGAAAAGATAGAAACCGTACTGCAAAAACTGACCACTGCTTCTGCTCTCTTCCATACAGTTTTTTCAGAGTGGTGGGAGTTTCACCAGAAACAAATAAAACTAAGCACATATAAGACTATGTTAGCGACCTACAATAGAATATTAGACAAAGTCGAAAAAGGCACTAAGATAGAAAATATGGATGTAAGATTGATTCAAAGATTACTTGATACTGAAGAATGGACTTACACCCAAAAATACCGTGTTAAATCTATTTTGAATGTCTTCTTTGACTACGCTATTGACCAAAGCTTTATCGATAATAATCCAGCTAGAAAAGCAAAGTTGCCTAGAAAAAAACAGAGTTTACAACAGATTAAAAATGCCAAAGATAAATACCTTGAACCAAAAGAATATAAAGCAATCCTGAAAGAACTCTATCGAAAAGATATTACTCTGAGATATGCTCTAGCGTGTGAGTTTATGATTTTAAATGGTTGTCGTGTCGGAGAGTTAGCTGGTCTTACACTAGACAAATATCACAAAGATAGTAAGACATTAGATATCCATACAACATTCAATCGATACATTCCAGATGATGACGGGACTAAGACTTTTGCAAGTTTTCGGACTACACACTTAACGAAAAGAGAAATTGAAATTCTTGATCAGATGATTGTGCTTAATCATTTGAGCGAATCAACTGACAAGAATTGGTTTAAGAGTGACCGTATATTTGTCACAAATACAGGTAAGCCGATTCATAGTTCAATTCTAAGCAAGTCGCTCCAAAGAGCAAATGAACGCCTTAAAAAGCCAATTCCTAAACATCTATCTCCACATATTTTTAGACACACTACAATCAGCATCTTAGCAGAAAATAAAATCCCTCTCAAAACGATTATGGATCGTGTTGGTCATTCTGATTCTGAGGTTACTACTTCCATCTATACCCATGTTACAAAGAATATGAAAGATGAAGCAATCAATGTACTTGATAAAGTGATGAAGAATATTTTATAA